TCATATACTTTTTCATCTTTTTCATCCCATTCTGCGGACTTCTGCTCTTTCTGCTTTTCACAGCTATAAAGTTCAAAGATAATTTTCTTAAACTCATCCCAAGTTAGTTTTGCATATCTCTTTCCATTTTCAACCTTAGCGTGAGATGCAAATTGGACTTGGATTGCTGAAAGCAAATGTTCATTATCAAGAACTTGATGATTTGCTCCAAGATGGTATCCATAACATACAGCGGTTTGCATCAAATCCCAAGTAGGCTCGGAATTATACTCCTTTACACCATCAACGTAGTCTTGTGCAATTTCATCTAAATCCTTATCTTTGTCTTGCGGAAAAGTCAAATCCCGTCCAAGAGTTTTTTCCGGAGCATCAGAATTATTCTGGTGCTCTTTCTGCTTTTCCGAAGGGATTTCGCACCATTTAGAAATACCATTATGGCAACGATAGTCCTCATCATCATACACACTAACATCCCAACCCTCACCATCATACCTCGCAAGTAAGGTGTTACCTAATTTATCCTTTGCAAGAACCTCCCTTCCGTTATCGGGTAAAGAATTGGCCGTTTTGTGCCACCTATTCTCACATTTTGCGTCTGACGCGCAATCTGACGAAATAAAATCGGCGGATTTGGAATTCTCTTTCTGCTTTTCGAGATAGTTTAGATACTCCTTCTTATGTGGCCAGTTGGTACATTCTTTAATCATATCAATCAATTCTTTCCTTATCTTCTCGTCCTCGCTCTCCTTGAGTTCAGGAGCAAGCGCTTCAAGGATTTCCATTGTCTCTTTCGGCAAACTCATTTGCCGTATCTTTTTGATTGCTTCTGTTCTTCCCATATCAAAACAGTCTTCCGGTTTGTTCATCAAGCGGTGCGGGGATGGTGGCCAGCACGTCCTCGTTGGCGGTGAGGAAGGTGGCGCGCTCCTTCGTGATCGGGTCTAAAGCTGTCTTCACGATACGGACGAGGCCAAGGTCACGCAGCTCTGCAACTCTGCGGCAGATGGTAGCGCGCTCGATGCCCAGGCACCGGGCGATCTGCATCCGGGTGTAACCCTCCGGATTCGGGGAGCGGAGAAGGTTCAGGACCCTCTTCTGCTGGGAAAGGATGGTTTTCTGTGGTAACATGTCCTATTGGTTTTTGTTGAGTCGTTCGAAGGTGTATCCTCTATAGTCTTTCCCTTGTCGAAGGGCGATGCCGACGGTGGAGTGGGAGCAGCCGAGGATCTTGGCCGCAACGGAGATGCTCTCGCATTCGGTTCTCTTTTTGCCGCGGATGATAGCCACTGGGATGGTCCAGGAATCCTTGGCTTTCTTGCACCTGGCGGCGGCGAGTTCTCTGCGTAGGCATCCGCAGGACTGTGTCTGCCCGGAACGGAGGGAGAGTGCTCGGGTGACGAAGACGGTCCCGCAGTCGCAGCGGCATTTCCACATTGTGTTGCCGTGTTCGTCGTAGTCGGCGAACTCGAGGACGGTCAGGCGCCCGAAGCGGTGGCCGGATAGGTCTTGGAAATGTTTCATGCTTTTTCTATTGCTTGGAAGATTCTATACATGACTTGCGGGACGATTGCGTTGCCGTAGGCTTTAAGGGATTCAAACCGCCACCTTGTCGGAGGAATGGTAAGGTCGTCCAAAGAAAAGGGAAGCCCATCATCTCCTCGGTGAACAGGGGAGACAGTCGGAAAGCTGGCCCATCGTTCGTCGGGGCCCATTCGGTTGGAATTTCTCCAGTCACGATACGCTTGGTAATCGAGTCGTTTCTCCTCCCTTGGCTCACTGGAATCGAGGCATTCGTCGAATCGTTGCAGGTCGGTGTCGTAAGCAGTCGCATCGCCGCAAGGTCGTTCAACTCTATCGTGTAACCCTGCTCCATCTTCCGGGCAGTCGGAGTCGGAAGCATAAACCCCCTCTTCTCCACGTACCCGCTCGCTATTTCCTGCGCCAGCGTTCCGCTCGTCCCGGAAATTCCCTTGCTGACCATCCTCTCCGATGCAGGGTCCATCGCAGACGGCGTCTTCAATAATCCCTTGAACCTCGGATCGTAGTTGATCTGCGACTCCAGCGAGCCGTACTTCGTCCCGTTCTTGTACCCCTTCACACACACACTCTCTCTCATCCGCTCCGGATCCTCTTTCGTCATCACTGCGGTGGGCGTCAGCATCATGGGCAAGGATGACGATTCGGTCTCGTCTGTGGGGCGCTCCGACAGCCGCAGCCGGAATAAGCACCGGCTGGACGGAATATCCGATACGTTCGAGGTCCGAGCAGATTCTCTCGATGGTGAAGGACTGCCGGAGCATGTATCCGTGAACGTCGTCACCCTCGTCGAAAAGAGAGGGACTGCCTCCCATGTCAGTGAGTACCCCGCCTTCGACCATAGTGGTGAGGCCAGCAACGTTCTCACCAACGACCCAAGTAGGCCGGATTTCGTCAATAGCACGGAGCATCTGCGGCCAGAGGTAACGCTCGTCTTCTCGACCTCTCCGCTTACCTGCGTAGGAAAAAGGCTGGCAGGGGAAGCCTCCGGTGAGGACGTCAATGCGGCCTCTCCATTCCGTGAAGTCTGTCTTTGTGATGTCTTCATAACTCTTGCTTTCCGGGAACCAGTAATCCAGGACGGCGCGTCCGAACGGGTTGATCTCGCAGTGGAATGCGTTTTTCCATCCGAGCATCGCAGCGGCCACTTCAGGACCACCTATACCAGAAAAGAGGCTCGCGTGTGTCATTGTTGTTTTCTCTTTGCTTTCTTGATGACAAGTTGCGCCTTGTCTGCGTGGTTAATGATTCTCCTCCATCTTTGGTTCTTGCCGCCGGCCTCGATGCGTATGGTCTGGAGGGAGATCTCGAGGTCCTTGACCTGGCGGTCGGATAGTGTCAGCATTTTCGTAGTATTTCTTGTGCTTGTGCCCGCCCCCGGTCATCGGATTCCCGTCCGGCTTCACGTAGCCGTGGGAGTGGTTCTTGATTGTCGGTCTAATTTCCATATCCTGTTGTGTTAATTGTGTCAATTCTGCCGTATTCCCTTATAATGTTGTCTAAAACTCGATTTTAGGGGATTAAAGGGGGCGGGCGGTATTCCCACCCCCGGAATCATTTAAGCGGCCTGTACGGGCTTTTGTCCGAGGATATACCGGGCGGCTTTCTCGGCCCGGCCAGCGGCCCAGACAATCATCTTGGGGTCGTTTTTCAATTCCTTGAGCCAGCCCTGTATGTAGGCCACCGAATTGCGGAAGGCTTTGGCGGAATCAATCCCGGAGTTTGAGCAGAGCATCGCCGCGCCCATCTCGGCCACAAGTTCCTCGCGGGAGTACTCGGGGTTGCCGAAGAATGACCGCTTATTGTCAGCCACCCGGTTGCAGCGGGATTTCTTCATCGTGGAGTGGACAAGTTCGTGGAAGGTCGTGGAGTAGTACTCGGCGGCGATGTCGTACTGCCCCAGCATCGGAACGACCACCTTGTCCTTGGCGGGGGAGTAGTAGGCTTCCACGGATGGCTTGTCATTGAAGAATTTGAGGTCGGCTTCGCGGGTCAAGTAGCCGAGGATGGTGGCTTCTGCTTCGGTAATCGGGTCAAGGGTCTTGACTTCCTGCTCCCGGGTCTTGACTTTCTGCTCCCGGGTCTTGACTTTGGATTCAATCCCTTCCGTCTGATTGATGTGCCATACATTGTAGTAGCGCAGCAGGGGGTAGGATTTGAGTACTTCTTCGCCCGTCTCCGGGTCTTTCTCCTTGTACTGGGTCTGCTTGAAGAAAACCACCATCCGGGCCTTCTCGCCCTTCTTGATGTGGCCCTTCCGCTCTTGGATTTGGTTGAAGGTAAGGTACTCGCCCGGCTCGCCGAGCAGCCACTGATTCAGCACCGAGTACGCCCGGCGTGTGGTGTAGGAAATGGCGCAGTCCTCGCCGTCGGAGAGGGTGTTGAAGTGCCACGGCTTCTGCCACGGAATGATGCCCTTGTTCAGCATTTCACAGATGCGGTCGGTGACCATTTGATAAACGTTGTTATTCATAAGGTATGAGTGTTAAGGGTTAATTATTAAAATTCTGCAAGTTCCGGGTGGAAGGAATCAAAGGGGACACCGAGGATTTCCAGCATATTCCAAAGGGCGGTGCGGAGGTGGCGTACATTGTCGGCGTGTTCACGGGCTTTCAGTTCCTCTCCCTGTGCTTGTTTCAGCAAGTTCTCGGCCTGTTCCGGGTGTTCCTTGCCGACCTCAAAAGCCTTGTTCCAAAGTTGGCGTTCCATCTCGGAGTGGATGTTTTCAAGTTTGATTTCCGCAAGGAGGTTTCCTTTGATTGCGATTGCGATGTTTTTGTAATTCGTATCCATTTTGTTTTGTGTTTTGTTGTTTGTTTTCGTATGCAAATATATAACCATTTTTTGAATATGCAAAATATTTTCAGAAAAATCTGCAATTTATTCAAAGTTACTTCGCGGAATACGAAAAATCCTTGAATTATGCAATAGAAATAGCCCGCAACCTCGCGGCTACGGGCTTCCCCTTTAGGCCCTTCCGGGCCGGCCTTATAACATATTGTAAGGCTGATTAATTGGCTCAGCCTTATGAAGCCTCTGCGCATCTCCTACCGAGGTAGAAGCCAAATCGAAAAATCTTTTCCAAGTCTGGTTAATCAAAGGTACGAAACTTCTTTGAATAATCAAAGATTCACCCTCAATCCTACGACAATTCCGACACCGGGGGTCACGTTGTCCATCCCGGGTTGCCAAAAGACACCCGGCCCGGCACTCACGCCCCAGCCTATCCGCTTCCATCTTTGGGGAGAAGGGACGGGGACTTGCTGTTGGATGGTTATTGTCTTGGGGAAAACTTCGACCCAATCTAAACAGGGTTCAATCCCCGACACTTGGGCCTTGTAATCTTCTCCTTCATAGCCCTTTACCTCCCGCTCCATCGCCACATACAGGGTGTCTTTCAAACGGAGGGTATCGGTCACCTTAACCAACTGCACCCGGTCAACATACTTGGTCACAAAAACGGGCTTTTCAAGGCGGATTGTGTCGCGCCTAATAACTACTACCGAATCGGTCTTTGTGGCCGCAGAAACGAGTTTTAGAGCGTGTTTTCGGCCAAAGACGAAACCAAGCGCAGCAAAGGATAACATAGCCACGCCTACCCCAACCCCGAACAGCCACGATGTCACTCTATCGTTATCCATATCTCCTCCTTTCTCTGATAGGCTGGCCAAATGTAAAACCGCATCAAATCCTCCCACGCCAGCACCGAATCGAATATCCGACCCCTCAGACCACTATGCAGCATACCCGGCAAGATGCAACCAGCAGTGTCCTCCGGGCGATTGCCGGGGTGTATCATTACCCCGCTGAATCCCGGAACATCACACAGGTACGGGAACTTCCCACCATACGGCTTGGCATACCACTTGTCCTTGAACTTCGGAGACACCCGCAACTGGATGCGATATGTCCCCTTCGGTATTGCCGTCTTACCCTTAATCTTGATGCGCTCTATCTGAGGTAATGCCATCTCTTGGTGCAAACCCCTGTCCTCCGGCTCTAACGACCAGCACAAGAATCCACCCTCATCGGTACGCAGCCGGCCGTGGGTAAACCCCGCCCCGCTCTCGTAGGGGTTGCGTGTCAGTACTATCCTCATACCTTTGCCAGCAAGTTCTTGACCTGCCCCCGCAGCTCGTTAATGTCCTCCGTGTTCCGCTCAATCTGCGCCTTCAACTTCTCGTTCTCCAACTTCAAATCCAAGTTCTCGCTCCGCAGTTCATCAATCTTCTTCTCAAGGTCGGCGTTCCGGGTGCGGGTCTCGTTGTAGAGACTCTGCCATTCCTCGTTGCTGGCCTTCTTGTCCTCTCGGCGTTGCACTCGCCAAGTGGCAAGCCAGCCACCCCCGAAGATGACCGCAAGCGCGGAAGTAATTATCGTTGTCCAATCCATATTTTTTGTATCTTTGTGTATCGCATTTTCCCCGGTAGCTCCGGATGGCTGGGTGGCTCACAAGGCCACCCTTATTTTTTGCCCCAAAGTGTCCGCGTTAGGGGTTAAAGTGTGATGGTTAAACGGATGCCCCGGTGGCATCTACCCAACCGCTCCCGGTGTACCAAATGGGACGGGCCGGAGATAGTGCGCTATCGAAAAATTGCATCCCGACATACAATCCGTCTGTCGGTCTTGTAGTCCCTGCGGGGAGATTGGCCGTTGGTTGTGGATAAACAAAAGCCGTGTTGTTATTCGGATAGAATATGATAAAAGCAAATCCGTTAGGAGATACCGATATATTTGCCCCGGTTACGCAAGTAAAATTTTTTGCGTATCCGCTGATTTTGTGCCGAAAAACTATTGGAGAATTGGCGTTTTTGTTTTTCACTATTATAATGAGCGGTGCATCATTATTTGGATATGTGTAATTCAAATCCAACGCATCCAAATTTTGGTTGTTCCCGTCGTCGGTTGCTTTTGAAATACGCATATAATTATTCCCGGTCCATTTCAATAGTGTATTAGATGGCGTGTAATCTTGATAATTAAAGATAAAAGTATCAAGTCTTTCCGTACCAACAATAACATCGCCAAGTGTGCGATATGTTTTATTGTTGTACCCGGTCAAACTACTACCTCCGGAATATTTGCTACCTGCGGTTATTGTTCGCACCCTGCCCCCCGCAGTATCGTAAACATCCAAGTCCATATCCGTCAAGATTTCCGCATTGGGAAGCATAGCAATACGGAAAGGACATTTGCCGGAATCGTAGGATGCGGATGGATAGAATTTCAAATCCCTAATACATAAATCATAGATATAGTAGAAATCAAGCGGGAAATAATCAATGGTTGATTGACCGGGCCTTGGGTTCACGAAAATACGGCAAGAATCCATAATAAGGTGTACCCAATCGGATGATGAATTGTTGCAATCAAATATGACCCCGTGCGATTCCTCAATGTTGCAATTAGCCATTTGCATAGTGCATCTTTCACCACGGACTTTTAAGAAAGTATCACCACCGATTCCGTTAAAGTTTGTGACAAGTCCGGAACAATTATAGAATGTGGCCAAACACTCCCCGCCCCAAACATAGTCAAAAGAGTTGGTAATACTATTCATATAATAGAATCCGTACCCGGCGGGCGCATCAACTCCGACATCCCCAAATGTGTTGTTAAAAAACAGGTTGTCCCCTCCGCTACCTTTCCCGTTTGTTCCACAATAGAAACAACTACCGGATGTGGATTTTACCCGCAAGTTCTTAAATACTGAACGATAAACATTGTTCGGCCAATTAGAAGAATTGCTATTGGCAAAATCGAACGCGTGTCCGTCTGTTTCAATATCAAGATTTTCAAATACCATAGATGAATAATACCCGGCAGTATCAAACACAAATCCACGGGATAAAAAAGTGATTTTGCGACGCACACCACCAATTCCGCGTATTTTCGCGCCGTTTGTTCTTATATAGATAGGCGAAGAAAGCGAAATATTGTCAATGTCAATAAAAACAGGGCACCCCGCATCTATAAGCATTTGAATAGCGGAACCGATTCTTGCTTGTGTTTTTACGAAAAAGGATAGCGGATAGTTGTTTTTTGCCGGGTTTGTAAAATCACAATCAATTCCCGGCCCATCAATCCCGCACACGTTCAAGTCCACATCCCCATTGCTCAAACTACCGCCCACGAATTTAAGCACACACCGTGCCGGGATGGTCACGGATGCGCCGCCAAGGTCGAAAGCGTAGCGGATTTCGTAAACAGTATCGCTATCTGTAATTTGGCTTGCAAAGGTTGCATCCGTTCGCAAAATCTTATATCCAATCCCGTTTGTGTTCGGTCTATTTGCAAATTGGAGTTTACCCTGTGCGTTTGTGTCTATATCCTCCCCGTTACCCTCCGATGGTTCATATATTGAACCGCTATCACTCCAAACGTTCCCGTCAAAATTGTAAATAGAAAAAGGAGAACTTGCGCCAACATAGGCGTATCCGGGGTCGTCCCCTGCGGGAAGGTCTGCCACATCGTCAATAAATCCGTAGAATTTGCCGAGAGCCAACCCGTCTATTTTTTGGCCTAACGCGGACACTTGCGCGGCGGTGGCTGCCCCGGTGACCTCCTTGCTCCAGCTGCCGTTGTACTTCAGCACGGCCACCTCGCCGTCTGCCACGACAAGGCCTCCGAAGTTCGTGTATGTTCCCGCCTCCGTTGCAATAACGAAGATATTGGCATCGGAAGTGATTGCCGGGTCTCCGGGATGAGCGATGCCTTTGTATAGGTAGCCGCCTGCGATTATCGTGTCTATGACCTTCTTGATGGCGTTGTTGACCATCGGTGCGGTCACTTGGTTTGCGTGGTTTGAGTAGACTTGCGTATCAATGTACGCCTTTGCGTTTGCGTAGTTGCTCATATCTAAACTATTTCAAAATCGGTTGAGAAAGACGACGAGAAGTCGGGGAACAGGTCGGGACAGAGGTCGCCGCCGGGCACTACCAGTCGTACTGAGGCAAAGACCCCGGCACACTCGTCGGCGAATCGCTGGTTGAAGGTCTGGGCGGTCCACATCGTTCCGGGAAAGATACCCAAATCATCCAAACTGCGGAGAATATTTCCCAAGGTCTGCACCCCGACACTCTGCACCTCAATCTCGTTTCCCTTGTCGGCGGTTAATCTGTCCACGTAGAAAAAAGTAAACGCGAAGGTCTGCAAGTCCTCCCGGATTTCGTGCTGGCCCTGCGTCCAAGCGAAAACCCCGTACTTGGCATTGGGGATGGTGTTGAGTCGAAAGACATCATTCCGCACAATCATATTGACGGATGGCTGGCGGCTGGCCACGCCCTCGAAGATGCGTATGGTTTCCAAGAGTGTCATCAGCAGCACCCTCCCTTCTTGATTTGCTTCCCGCGTGGGCCTCCTAAAAAGACCCCACAAGTGGCGGCAGAATAGAGGTTCGCCTTGATTCGGTTGCAGTCGCACTCATCCAACTCCGGGAAACTTGCCCGGCGGTCGTAGACCCATTGCTGCAAGAGCAGACAATGCGCGTCGGCCTTCGATTGGTAGTAATACTGCTGCCGAGCCAATTCCTCCACACTCGCCACATACAGGTTCTCGTCCTGTGATTTTGAAAGCCCGAAGTTCCCGACCTTGTAACTGACTTTCGGTATCAGTTCCACGATGGTTTGATAGGCCAAAAAGTATTGGCACTCATCTACCAAGTCCTTGTACTTCTCGTTCCCCTCGTTCCCGATTGTTCCCTCCTTTACCAAAGATTTGATGGCATCAAGAAGGCAACTTCCGAGGATGCCCCGGAGGTTGATTTCCTGCGCTTCCCGAATGGACGGCTGGATAAACTTCCCGGCAACGTTGTCGGAGATATTCGTCACACTCTTGACGAATTTCTCGCTGGTAAGAAGAACCTCTGCCATTACTGCACGCTTTGCTCCGCGCCTTCAAGGGTGAAGGGCCGGATGGTTAACACTTCCTCGCCGTAGATATACTTGAACTCGTCGGCGATGTCCCGCTGGACGGGACGGATAGCGGTTCTATTGTAGAGCTTGAAGGCTTCGGAAAATTCCTGTTCCGAGAACCCGGTGCTTTCGTTCATCAGTCCAAACAGGGCCGGAATCGCTCGATAGGCCGTGAAAATCTGCTGGCGGCTGAACTTGGAAAGGGCATCATACCGCTCCCCGAAATTCTCCACCTTTAGCGGCGTTATCGTGGTCATCGTGTCCTTCGATTCATTCCAGCTGAACATCATTCGCATCGCGTTCTGGTGGCCGGAGAACTTCTCCGTCATATCCCGCTCGATTTCCTTTTGCATTTCTTCCGTCGGACGGCCTTGATTAAAGTTCACCAGCACCGAACCCGTGAAGCAGTTTTCCAGCGCATTGAGGTGATAGTCCGCAATGCCCCTTTCGATTTCGCAGTCCTTGACGGCAGACTGAACCGGGGAGATAGGGTAAGTCCCCGCGCCCACGTTCTTCACGAACAGGATGGAACTCGCGTGGCGGTTCTTTTCCTCATCCTCCAGCGCGGCCCATTCCTCCGGCTTGAAGGGGTAGAACTTGGGATATACCACGCAATCCCGTGCACCCTTCCCCCATTTCTCGGAGTAGTAGAAACTCTCGTTGTCCTCATCGCTGCGGATATACCGAACGGGCAGGGGGTGGGTTTCCGCTATCCCTCCGTCCCGGCTGCGGATAATTTGGTAACACCTACCTCCGTACAGGAAGGAATCAAGCCCGAGGGCCTGCACCATCTTGCGCGGGGCGTCCCCGTTGATTCTCCGGGTGGCCAGCACATCGTCCCCGGCCACGAACTTCGCCGAACTCTCCACGATGGTTTGCAGGGTCGTGACATTGAGGTACAAGTCCCACAGATAGTCCGGGTACTTGTTCAGTTCTCCCCAATCCACCCGGTTGCCGTGCTTGCGCTCCACCGGGGTCACGATGTTCTGCTCCAAGTACGGGTCAATCGCCGCGAAGGTCAGCCGCTTAACTTCCGTATTGCTCATATTCTATCGTTTTCTCAAATTCCGTCCTGTCCGGGGTGTAATCGCCCTTGATTGCCAACCCCTCGGATATGATTTCTTCTCCGGCCATCAGCCTGTAAGTGTACTCCCCTTCCGGGAGGTCGAAGGCCATCTGCCCGGAAAAATAGAGCGGGCCTTCCGTCAGTTCGACGGCCTCCGAATAGACCTGCAACCCGACATTGTTCACCAGCACGAAGCGGTCTGCCGACGGGGCTTCCCACGGCTTCGGAATGTACAGGGTATCGGAATCAAGGTATATCATATCTTTTCCGTGAAATAGACTTGCCGCCGAATTTGTTATTTAGGCCGATTTGAGGGCCTTGAAGGCTTCCGGGGTATAATTTATTGGGAAAAGGTTTGAAGGCCGCAGAATCGAAAAGTAGCACGAAAAAACCCGACCTTGCGGGCCGGATTGCAGATTGGAAAGGGAGAAAGGTCAGTCTTTGCTATCGAAGCGAATGCAGCACCAATCGTCGGAGTATAGGGAGTTGGTTTTCCGTCGGCAGTACCCGGCGTGGCTTCCATCGCTCCGGGGTGTCCAATTCCGACAGGCGCGGCAGCAGATTTCGGTATCTCCGGGGAGCATCCCTTCGCGGATAATGTCTTGCAGTTTCATAAGGTATGAGATTAAAGGGTTATCGGATTGCGGTAATGATTCGGGATTTCAGTTCAACAGCCTGTGCCGGAGAGAGGTGATTGGTGGCAGAGAGAACCGCGACCGCCATTCCGACGGGTGTGCAATCAAGAACCATCTTAACCCCCAAGTAGGTCAGTTTGTCAAAATTGATTTCGTGTTTCATAAGGCGTTGTTTGTTTTTGTTTTCGTATGCAAATATACAAACAATAATTGAATATCCAAAACTTTTTCAAAAAAATGTGAAGATTTTTTTCATATAACGGAAAGACCCCAGCCGAAGCCGGGGTCAATCGCATAGAAACGCAGCTTTTACAGGAGGTCGGAGATGATGGATTCCTCCACCTCGAACGGGAGTTCCGCGCTCTCGTCAATGAGGGTGACATCGTACCCGTTGCGGTCGGCGCGGGCCGTGCCGGACAGGGCGGCACCAGCGGACAGGCGAAGCGGGGCATCCTTGCCGAGATACCAGTACTTGCCGTTCATATCCTCCACGATAGCCACGAGGTCGGCCTGTGCCAGCGCGACAATCGCGGCCCGCTTGGCGGTCTCCATTCGGTTGAAGGCCATAACGAGGTCGGTCTGCACGTAGTTGCTTGCGCCCGTGTCGGACACTTGGTAGTTGGAGGAAATCGAACCCGTGTTCGGGCGGAAGTTATACTCCAGGAACTTCTTGCTGGCGGTCATCGTGATAGCCGTGATGATATTGTCGGTCACGGCCACGGCGGTCACATCGTCGAAGTTGGCGAGAAGAACCCGCTTAATGCCTCCGAGGTTGGATTCGCAATCTTTCGGGATTGCGGAAAGGACTTGACTACAAGACATATCTATTAACTTTTTTGTGTTATCGAAGAAAAAGGGACGGGCGTTGCGGCCCGCCCCTCTTGGTTTCGGTTTCGGTGTGCTTAAGCCGTACCGAGGACGATCTGTGCCGGGAAGTAGTAGGCCACGCCGGAAGTCCACTTGACCTGCCACTTGAACAGGCGGTCATCCTGCGACCACCACAGGTCAACATCCACCTCGTCACCATCCACATCGGTGAGATAGGTGAGGTTGTCGGCGAACGTGCCCACGATGGCGTTGCTGCCAGCGAGGCCCGGGGTCCTTGCGATGACCACATCGCTGCCGGGGAACACGAAGGTCTCCGGGGCGGCATCGTTCGGGCCGGCATAGTGGTAGTAGTTCTTCGCCACCATCGCCTGGAGGAAGGCGCGGTAGTTGGCCGGGGAGATGAAAATCATACCGCCGCGGTCAAGGGTCTCATCCGGCATCGCCATATAGACATTCTGCACGGACTCATAGATGTCATTGCCAGCGGTGGCGGTGAGGACATCGGTGTCGCCCGCGAACTGCGCAAGGAAGCCGTTGAGCATGGCCATGTTGCCCTGCCCGCTGGTGGTGTTGCCCTGCCAGATGAGGTTCTCGATGACCTTGTTGACCTCGCGGCCCATCACGTCCATCAGGTACGCCTCATACGGAAGGTCGTTCTCGGTGGCGTTGATGCGGACGAGGTACTCGGCGTACTTGCCCAGCAGGGTCTCGGGGCAGAGCTGGCCGTCGTGTTTGAGTGCCCGGACGGTGACAGTCTTCTGCGAGAGGGTGGCTTCGTCCAGCGGGTTGAAACCGCAGCCGGAGCCGTCCTGCAGGACGAGGTTGAAGTCGAGGAAGGGAAGGCGCTCGCCGGACTTGATGCCCGTGCGCAGACCGATGCGGCGGCGGGTGTCAGAACCTACCAGCGCAAAGTTCTTGATGATGAGGTCACGATTCTCCTTTACATAGGCGGGGAGGGAGGTGACGAGGAAATTGGTAACTGCCATATCTTTTCAGTTTTTGAGTGATTTCTGCCGTGAAATAGAGTTGTAACACCGAGTGTTAAAAAACCTACTTGCTCATCAGTTCGGCCACGCGGTCAAGGCCCTTTGCCCCGGTCTTGCGGAAGGACTGCTCCTTCACTTCTTCGTGGGCGGGCTTGGCGGCGGGCTGGGCTTTCAGTTCGGTCACCTGTGCCCGGAGGGATTCGACCTCGGCTTCGAGGGTAGCGGACTTGGCCTGTTCCTGCTGGACGGCTTCAACTCCGGCGTTGCGCACCTTTTCGAGGTCGGCTTCAAGGGCGGCGTTCTTTGCCCGGAGGGATTCGACCTCGGATTGTACCTTTGCGCCGAAGGCGGCGGAATCGTCGAAGTCCATAGGCACGAAAGCCTGCCGGCATTCCACACCCTCGCCGACATTTGCGCTGCCGTCCTCGTTCCAAGTCACGGCGTAGCGGTAGTACTTGTCGGAGTAGTCCTCGTCGTTCCACACATCGGCGACGGCGAAGTCATCCCCGGCGGAAACGATATACGCGCCCTCGTTGGGGGAAAGCCCGGCGTTGACGGCTTCGGAAATGCGGCGTGTCTTCTCCTCGTAGGACGCCTCGAACTTCTGCTTACGGGCGAGGTGTTCCGCCCGGCGGGCTTCCTGCTCCTCGCTGGGTTCGGGCGAAACCTCGGCTTCCGGGTCACGAATCTCCGAGACCTTGCCGTCCACGACCACGATGGTCTTGCCGTCCTCGGTCTTGTAGTCCCCGTCGGCGGCGGCTTCGAGGGTGTCATCCTCGGTGACGACCTCCACGGAATCACCTTCCTTCAAGTCCTCCTCGCCGGGCCATTCGATGATGCCCTTGTCGGTGGTTACACGGCCAAACTTCTGCTCGGCCCTCTGCTCCGCTTCCAGCCGGGTGCGGAGAAGTTCTAAAATGCGTTCAATCTTTGCCATAATCGTATTCTTGGTGTCTTTGTTTGCTGCTGAAAATTCCCCGGCCAGCCCGTCCACGATTTCGTCTATGTCCTGCTGGTTGGGTTCGGTGGCGAACCCGAAAACGCCTTCAAGGGAGAAGCCTTGATAAGTGCCGTCCTTGATTGCGGCCCACACGTCGTCATTGGTAACGTGGAACTCCGCGAACAGGGAGCCGTCCGCGATGTCGTCGAAGCCCTCGGGATTGATACCCTTTGCGGAATCCTTGATAAAGAACTGCACCATCTCCACGCCGTCTACCTCGTTGCCGTCGTGCATCGTGTCCACGTTGTTCTGCCGGGATTCGGCAAGGTACTTCTCTGCCATTTCCCGGATGGTGTCAGCCCGGTAGATGATATAATACTCGCCGCCCTTGTTATCCACTCGATAGATAGGGAAATCGGCCCGCATCACCACGCCCCGGACAAGTCTCTGTTCCTCGTCCTGCACGGCGTACATCTGTATCTTCTTGAAGGTCTGCCAGCCGGAGAGAACCGCCGGGGCATCCACAAGGGAAATCCGAATCATCCCGCACTCCTCGTCGGAGAGCAGGGCTTCGTATACGGGGATTCCGTCAATAGTAGAGGTCTTTGCCATCAATTCACTTTCCGTGAAATAGACAAAGACCCCTTTTTGTTAAAACGCCCCGTTTTTGCCGTCTAAAACTCCGTTTCTCGCACCTTAACGCGCTGGGCGGTATTGGCTATTTCAAGGTCGCTATAAACGAGGAATACGCGCTGATTTTGGTACAATCGTTCTTCCTCCCTTTGCCCGGTCACATTTCTTACTTGGGCCACATACGGGGAGAAGGCCGGGGCGGGCACGGCTGCGCTGTAGGAATCATTCCCTACCTTGACTGAGTTCATTTGCTTCACCTGTGCGTACCCGGCTGCGAGGACGGCGGCGGCGTTCATCGGGGCGAGGACTGCCTTGACCGAGAGGGGCAGTTCGGCCGCAGACCAGGTGGAGGTGAAGGCGGATACCGCTCCATTGATAGTAGAAAGGATGGCACTCGCAATCTTGAACCCCTTTGCCTTCTTCGCGGCGGCTTCGTCCGCATCGGCATCGGCTTCGTAGATGTCGGCAATCGCCCCGGACAAATCGGACAGGGTGGAGGTGTAACCCATAAACGTAGCCAGCCGCTCCCGCTTGATTCTCTTTTCTTCTTCGAGGGCGTTCCACTCGGCATCCAACTCCGCTTGCAGGGTTTCCGTCACCACATCCAGTTCGCTCTCGTTCAACTGCTCCAAGAAATCAAAGAATTGTTTGTCATTTTCCTCTTGCAGCTTCCGGGCATCGGCCAGCAGGGACTCCCGGCGCTTCCGCTCCTTCTCCAAGTCGTCCCAAGTGGCAAGGGTAATCTTCGCCGCTTCGACCTCCTTCTCTGCCGTCTTTATAGCCGTGGACTGCTGCTCCCGGAGGGTGGTTTCGATTTCCCGGTTCAGCCGTCGGCGGGTCTTGGCAAATTCACTCCGCTTGCGGATATAGTCGGCTTCGTACTGCGCGAGTTTGTCGTTGACCTCCTTGCTATTCTCGGTCAGTTGGGACTCCTGCAGTGCGAGTTGCCAGCGGCGGTAAGCCAAGTCCACTTCGTTCTGGAATATCTGTTCTTCCTTCGCGGCGGCATCCCGCAGCATCTTCTCCCGCTCCTTTGCCGTGTGTTCGGTTTTCTTCGCGGCTTCCGCCCGCAATTCGTCCGCTTCCGCTTGGAGCCGGGCATTGGCCACCATATACTCCCGGTTCAGTTTCGTAATCTCCTGCGATTCGTTCTCCATCTGCATCCGGGCATCGGATAACTCCTTGTTGAGAAGTCCCCACTTGATAAGCAGATTTCCTACCCATTCCACCACGCCCGCGATGGCGTTGGCGAAGGCTTGCAGGGTTCGTTGCGCGGCATCCGCGAGTGGCTTAAAGGCGGCAAGGGCCGTATTGAATCGGTTGGTAGCCCCTTCGCTGGAGGACATCGCCTCCATCACCTTGTTCAGCACATTCGCCAAAAGCCCCAAGATAGCGATGACCGGGGTAGCAGACAGGGCCTTCAACCCGGAGGTCATATTGGCAATCGGGTTGATAACCGAACCAGCAGCCCCGGCGGTCTTTTTGAATCCGTCGGATATACCATCAAGCGCGGATTTATAGTTACCCACGTTGCGCCCGAACTTGCCCCGGTCTTCATCAAACTGCTTTAAAGCAGAATTAATGGACTGTATTTGCTCCCCGAGGTCTTTGCGCTTGGTGGCATCCTCCGTGGCCCGGAACTCTTGGTCAAGTTCGGCCATCTTCTTGACCAGCCCGTTGTAGGAGTAGTTCATATCCTTAACGAGCTTATTCTGCGAATCAAAGACAATATTCGCACCCTTCGCCGCGCGGACGACTTCCTCCATCGAAGCGGAAGTCCCGTACATCGCATTCTTCAGCGCGGCTTGGTTGGCCTGTAAATCGGAGAGAGTGCTCTTATATTTCTCCGAACCGATTTCAAGTTCAGCAAGTTGGTCCTTATACGCCTTGATATTATCTTTCAGTTCGGCGATATTTTTGACCGCATCCCGAGTGCCGTCATCGTTGACTTGTACCCGGAGAATAGTTACATCTTCCATCAGTATTGATTCTTGTAGTTAGCAATGTCACGAACCTGTACGAACTCGCACTCCGCAGGGTCGAAGGTGGTCAGCGAGTAGTTGGAGATTTTATTGAGCATCCAAAGGCTTCCCCGATACCAGTAGAACTTCCGCAATGCTTCCGGGCCGGGGCGGTCAATCCACGCCTTGCAGGTCATCACCTTCCCGTGAACGTTCAGCCTGTCCCGGATATACTGCTGCCACGCCTGTTCATAGATGTTATAACCCGCCGCGTATCGGATGCCCGGAATATCCACCTCCCGCGGGAATCCGAAGTCCAGCAGCAACTCCGGGTCTTGCCCCCGGTGGGTGTACCTTGTGAATTGGGGAATATCCAACCCGTACTCGTTGAAGGCCGCAATCCAGCACGGCCCGCCGTTCACGGCATCCATCACCGGGAGGTCATCGGACAATCCGAAGTGCGGGTAGTTCAAAGAGTAGTTGAAGAACAGAAGCACATCTGCCCCGTCTATCCCCTTGTTCTCGCCGTCCCGGAACTCGGCCCGGCTCACAAGGTCATACCCCGGATAAGTGGTGTTCAGCGGGTCAAGGCTCGCCCCGGCGGGAAGGACAATATCGGTGTCCAGATTCTCGCTTCCGTTCCATAGGGTATAAGTCCCGCCGTCAATGAACGGGGACGGATAGAAGTCGTTATTATCCAAGATGGAGTACCAATACTTGCCCCGGTCTTGCACCGCTGCGCATGATTTCAGCACCAATCCCGCGAGAAGGTCTTTGACTTCCGCGTCGAAATCATAGCCCGTGTCCACTCGCTGGATGCCGTACTGCACCCCCTCGGTATTGAGGTATTCTTCCTCGAATCTCCCCCCGACACTCTCCGTCTTGAACTCGTACCATTTGGAATCGAAGGCCACGGGATTGATAACCACAGAATCGGCATCTATCCTGTCCGTCAAGTCCTCGGTTTCATTCACGAAGAAGGATTTGCGTTTGAGGATGGTGACTTGCTTGGTGGCACTATCCGCGAGGATATACAACCCGAAGGACTTACACAGGGCAAGGAGGTATTCTGCCGGAGTTCCGGAGGTCGAAAGGAGCATCCGCTTGGTGATATACGCGCCGCTCCGCAGGGTTTCGGTCGAAGTGCTGGTGGCGGTACAACTGCCCTCCGTTGCCGCCCAAGCATCGGGGTTGTAGGCATTCGCGGAATCATACCACAGGATAGTCCCGGAGCCGGTTCCGCCCGCGAACGAATAGACACCGCCACCCAAGAGAATATAGGCGCGGTATGCCGTGACCTCAATGTCAATCCGCGCAATGTTCACCCCGGTTATCTCGCACTCCAAATCCCGCTGCCGGACATAGTAGCCATTATCCAGCGAGTAGGAATGGTCAACATCTGCAGAAGCGAAGCCCGCATTCCCTTTCGGGATGAACCCAAAGGCGCTTGCAAGGGTTTCGGCATCGGCCACATTCGCGCTCTTGTAGTACGCCTTGACCGGGCCAGCGGCTACCTGTGTGTTATCGCTTGCATATCCTACCGCTTGCACGAACAGGACTTGCTGCTCAATCCCGGCTGGGACATACGACTGCGCCCGCTTCTCATCCCAAGACCGCAGGGGCGTTCTCGGCGATGCCCCCGGCACAGAATAACGCAGATTGCACCTGACCCGGGCAGTCACTTCCGCTCCGCTGGGGACATTCGCCAGCGCAAAACGCCCGATAACGTTCCCGGAGGAATACTGCACGAAAGTCCCCGTGATGGATTCCGTCATTTGCTTATAAGTCCCCAAACTCGGCAGCAAAGGCCGGGTTATCCAAGTGTCAAGATATGGCACATCGGAGAGGTCGGAGAGGTCAACACTCCACCCGCCGTTATTATTCCCGTCCGCGATGGCGTCCAGCAGTTTCCGAACCGAGAGGACGGGCCGCTGGAGGTAGGAACGGAGGTCTTTCGCCGCCCATTCGTCCACATTATCGGGATAATTAATCAAGCATACCCCGTTGTTGGTGGTATAGGTCTTGCCGTCTTTGGTTATTGAACTCTGCAGCCCAAAAACACTTGGTTCTGCCACGGCCTTATCAGCGGAGAAGTTCTCCGGGATTCCGTTATAGCAGGGCGCGAAGTTGATAACGTCCCACTTCTCCGGCTTGCTGGCATCTCCCTCCAATCGCGCCCACGCATCTGCGACGGCTTCCTTGTTGATAACGAAGTCCAAGTCCACGCCGTAGTCCAAGTCCGCAAGTGTCATCTTCTCCCCGGACGGGGTGAAAGACAGATTGTAGATGAAATCCCCAAGCCCCCCGAACAGGGACACGGAGTAGGTGTCTTTCGTGACAGAGTTGAGTTTCAGATAACCCGCGTAGATTATTTCCCCGGAATCGGCATAGAGGGCAAAGGAGGTTCTTTGTGATGCGTTGAACTGCGCACCCGTGCCGCCACCCCCGGCCAGCCGGTCGGCGCGGAAGGAGTGCCCGAATATCCTGTCATTCGCTGGGGTCGCGGGGAGGTCTATATCCTGCGTCCAAGAGTTCTTCAAGACCGCCGGATTGGTGAGGTCAGTAATGGCGTAGTTCAAGAGAACGAACCCGTCCTCCGTCATATCCGCCTTCTGACCTCCGATGTAAAGTGTCAATCTCATCGCCTGTACTGCTCCCGGGCCAGCCGGGCATTGAAAGTGTAGTTGGTGAACCTATCCCTGTACTCGGTGTCCGTGTTTTCAAGGTTGACCGGGATAAATACTTGTTCCTCCAAGTCGTAGAGGTAGACGAAAGGAGAGTTTAGAAGATGGTGCATCTTGTCCCCGCAGGTCAGCCAATCGGTAATCAATTCCCACGAAGGGGACACCTCGACGGCGTAGTCCCTCGCGCCCCGGTTGGACGGGTCGCTGTTGTCATAATCGTACTTCGTGGTGTGCCGGGTGAGGTTATCCGTTCTCTTGCCGTGGGCCAGCACCAGCGAATCCCAGCCGCCGTAGGCGTTGATATAATAGACCGCATACCGGGCGCACGTTTTCTTGACTTGATAAGTGATAGTCCCCACTTGAACGGACACCAGATTATCAAAGGGGGCGAGGTCTATGATAGCAGCCCCGCCGATTGCGCTGGATGCTTCCGTGGAAAAATCCTCGTTGAAATCGTTATTGAAGTCTGCCGTCCTTTGGATGGGTCTTACAACCTGTGCGCTTGTTCCGTCCCCGAAGTAGAGGGTAGCCGTTATCTGCGTCCCCGTGATCGCGGAGAGGATGAGCGGCTGGCGGGAATCAAGCGCCCCCAGCGGAACGGACAGGGGCATCGTGTCCGGGTCGAAACTGAAATCGTAAGACCAGTCGTTGTAGAAGATAATAGATTCCACCAAAGTTCCCCCGACGTAGATGTCGAACTGCTGCGCCATTGCGAAGGGCGTGAACCCCTGCCCCGGCGGCAGGAGGTGTGCGAGGTAGTCAGCCGCGATGTCGTTTATCTTGACCCGGATGGTGTCCTCATCGGGACGGAGGTAGGCCCGCCCGGAGAAGATGACCGCCCCGTACACTTGCACCTCATAGTCCCGGGCCGCGTTCGCTCCAAGGTCAATGTAGTAGTCCTTCCAAATCGGTTGCATATCGTAGTCTTTTCCGTGAAATAGAAAACGAGCGCAAATCGTTTCCGAATGCGCTCTAAAACTCGATTTCCCGGCCTTGAAAGGTTCGGGGGTATAATTTATCGTCTTTTGCTTTAAGGCCGCTATTTGGCCACTATTTTGCGGATATAGTCTTTCATATCGTGGCCCAGAGCTTCCGCAATTCTCTGCCTGTATCTCTCCGTCACGTTCATCTTCGCTTCTGTGAGGTCTGCCCGGCCCTTCGTCCCGAACTGCTGAATCTTGTGGGCCAGCGCGTAGGCGAGTGACCGCTGCTCCGGGAGGGTTGCCGGGCGGGGGAATCCCGGCTTGATTTGAATCCACTCCAGCAGTTTGCTGACGGGCGGGAACTTCCTTCCCGGATTCCCGGTGTACCAGCCCTTCGTGCCGTATTCAATATACTTCCAGTACTCCTTCAAGTTCAGCACCACCTCAAAGGCGTTGTCCCCGTACTCCACGCGGGCGGTCATCGTGTTAATCAGTTCCCCGGACGCGGGACGGCCATCCATTTCGAGGTTGGCGATGTACTCCTGCCGGACGGCTTCGGCGTATTCCTCCAAGACTTCCCGGAGGTTGTCAAGGTTCATCAGTTCCATATATCAATGATTCTTTTTCCACTTCTCAATCTTGGCCTTTTCCTCGGCCTGCTTGTCCCTCCGATACGCAAGGAGGTTCAGAAACTCCAGCGCTGGCAGATTCCATACCTTGTCCCACTCGCAGCGCAGGGTCTCGCTGACCGCATCCACGCAGCTTATCCATCCCCATCTTTTCGCAAAAGGGCTGACATCTTCTTCCTCCGTTTCGGGTTGGTCTCCCGCTTGATTGTCCTCTCCAAAGAGCGTCGGGTAGTTATGATTAACTCGGCGGACTTGTTCAAAAAAAAAGCCGACAGATTCAGCGCGTCTTGCACGGATAGGTCCTCCCGGATGGCGTTCTGTACTTCGACCACATCATAGCCGTCATTGTACTTCATCCCCTCCGGGACAAGGAAGCAGGACAGAATCTCCACAAGTTTTTTATCCCCCTCCGTGGCGAGGGTCTGGAAGTCCATGTACTGCGCCGTGGTTATTTTCCGCAAGTCCCCGGTCGGGATAAGGGTGAACTTCCCGGCGTGGTACTTCGATGCAATCCTCCCTGTCTTGGTCACGGGCGTTTGCAGGTAGTTGGTCTTTGCTGCGAGTTGGGAGTACTCCGCGATTGGGAGGTTCAGCAGTTCTCTTTCAGACAGGCCCGTGAGGATGGACAGGACGGCTACTTGGCGGTCGATGTCGCTCTCTATCGAATTGGCCTTGATGATGTCCTCGTACTTTCCGAGGGACAGGTCTTTATAGTTATCGATGCAAGGTATCATACGTTCTTTGTCTTGATGCAAAACCGATGGTATAGTTCCCGGTGTTTTTCCCGGCGAACTGCGTGTAGAGGGCGTACCTCAAAGCATCCGGGCCGTGTGACCATTCGTGTATCGGATAGTCGGTAAGGTTCCCGTCCTTGTCCTTCTCGAAGCAGTAGTTTCGGAGGTCTTTGATGAGGTCAAGGGAATCCTTCGTGACAAATAATTTCCAGCCCTGCATCCACTGGATTTGAAACTTCCGCTTGTCACTTCTAACAGGGGCAGATTTGTCGCAGGGCCTTATCTTCAACCCGGTGGCATCGCCGATTTCCTTGATGCTCTTGGGGTCTTCGCAGTCGGCCCAGATATTCACATACCTCCCCGGCGGGTCGGATACCAACTTGGCCGTGATATGCTCGTTCTTCATCGCCCGCTCGTAGCACTTCTGTTGGACATAGGCAACTTTCCGTCCGGGGTCGGCCAGCACCTTGACAATCGCCGTAGGGTCTTGAAAGCCGAAGTCCATTCCCCATACCTCCGTCAAGTCCTCATTCTCCGGGAGTTTGTCAATGAGTTGGAAGTCGGGGTAGATAAGGCCCTCCAAAGAACCCACAAGCCCCAAACCATACACCCGCCACCAATTCGCGTCCCCTTGATTGGCTTCGATTTCCCGCACCTGCTCCGGGGAGAGAAAGGAATTGTCCTTGTAGGTGGAGTGAATCGTGACGCACTCCTGCCGGGATTCTATTTGCTCCTGCACCCAGCCTTCGTGTGTAGGGTTGTAGTCCATCAGCACCAGCCCACGGGTACGGACAAATAACTGCCGGGCGATTTCCCACGGGATATTCTGTACCTCATTGAGGAAAAGCCTGTCACGGGCCGGGCCGTGCACCTTCGCCGGGGCATCTGCCGAGAAGAACTCAATCCGGCTTCCGTTCCGCAGGGTGTAGATGCTCTCTCCCTTGCTCCAGCAGTCCTCGTCCCATAAGTCACCCAGCACCTCCCGGAAATCACGAATCGCGCCACGTTTGAGGTGCGGGAAGGTCTCGGACACTACACTCGTTATCGTGGGCCGGGTATCGGACAGGGCCAACTTGAAAATGAACTGCAAGGCGGCGAAGGTCTTACCACTTCGCGTGCCGCCGCAGGACGAAACAAACCGCTCCGTCCTGCCGACTGCATCCACCAGCCTGTCATATACCGGGGTCGTGGTCATTCGCCTTTCTTCCACTTATTGAAGGCTTCCTGCTCCTCCTTCGATACCAGCACCGGGACTTCCTTCGTGAACCCGATTTCGGACACCTGCTTCGGCTTCCCGAACAAGCGGTCAAGGATGTCACTTGTGTAGATGCCCGCCGTCTTACCCATCATCCCCTTCGCGTACACCTGAATCAAGTAACCGAACTCCGGGAGTTCCTCGGCGGTCTTGTTCAGGTACTCCGCTGCCGTCTTTTGGTCGGGCAGGGTCAACGCGTGGTACAGGGCCGCGTACACCTTCTCCCGGGCATCGGGCGGGATGGACTTTAACTTGGGCTTCCTGCCCGCCCCGGCTGGCTGATTCGTGGCCGAAAAGCGGTTGCCAATCTTGTTCCCTTTTTCAAATCGTCCCATCGTAGAAAAATCGTTGATATTTGCCGTCTAAAACTCGATTTACCGGGCCTTAAACCTTTTCCTTAATAAGTTCCCGGGCGGGCTGCAAAAACTCGTTCCTGGCGCTTATTTCCTCCTTAAAGATGCCCGTCAATTTACAGGTGCTCATCTTGCCCGGCTTTCTTGCTCCGCGCATTGTCTTGCAAAGGTGTTCCCCTTCCATTAGCAGGGCGATTCCAAGCGGCGGGTTTTCCGTACCCAGCACCCCGGCGATGTCCTCCACGATGTCAGACACCAGCCGCTCTTGAATTTGCAGTTTGGCGGCATGATAGTCCACTACCCGGCCAATCTTGGATAGGCCGAGAATCTTTCCGTTCTCCCCTGCGAGATAAATTTCCTTTCATCGAATACATAGGGCCGGGAACTTGTCCCGGCGAGATAGAGATTCATACCACCTTGCACCCGGGCCAATCCTGCAAGGTTACTTCGAGGGCTGCAGAAATATCGCCCAACTTATCCTCATAGGCGGCGGGAATTTCGACCACGACCTTGATGGGCTTGGGCTTCCCCTCTCCGGCCTCCTCAAATAGGGCATCCAGCGCACCGGGGTCTTCCGGCTGGCCCGTTATCCACTCCGGAACGCCCCATTCGGCAAGATGCCCGTTATCCCATTCGTTGGCGAGCTGGTCAATATCCCACGCCCCGAAAGAGCCGTTATCCTTGATTACGATTTCCTTCATTTTCTCCACGGGGGTGTTCTCCGGGAACAGGATTACCGGGGCTTCCTTGTCCTTATTCTTTCGCGCCCCTTCGTAGCGGAGGTTCCCGCCGAGTATAACCTTCTGCCCTTGATACATCACGGCGATGATAGGCCGGGCTTCAAAGAGTTCCGGGGTTTCTTTGAGGGATTTGGCTATCTTGTCCACATCGCCCTTCGTCCATTGGCGGGGGTTGGACGGCAAGCCGGGAATCTGCCCGGTGTTCGGGGTGAGTTCCGAGAGTTTGAGTTTGAGAATCTGCATTATCGTTTTATATTTATGCTTTACTTTTCGATTTCCCGGCCCTTCCGGGTTTCTTGGGGGAATTATCCACCTTCGCCTTTAAAGCCGCTTCTCGGGCTTCTTTTTCTACGAAGTAGAGCCGCCCGGCCTTCTGCAAGATGGAGAGGACACAGGACGCGCAGCCGGGGTTGAACCGGGGCAGCTGCTCGGTTTCGTGTACGATGTCGTAGATGCCTTGCAGGGCGCTTCGTCCGGGGTTGCGTGCCCAGCCGGAGCGGACGGCGGTACGGAGGTTATCTTCGTACTGGCTTAAGTAGTTGAAATCGCGGTCAGTCATAATTCGGTAATTTTTGAAGTATCGAAACGGGGATATAGTAGCCATCATAGATAGCGGTACGTGAGAGGCGAGGGTCGGGGTCATTATCGTAATAGACCAACGAAGCGCCGGGGAGTTTTGTCCCGGCTTTTACTCGCCGCCACCTTATTTCTTGGTTACAAATTCTGTCCATATTTCCTGTTCTTGTTCATAGCCGGGGGTTTCAAGCCAGCCCGGTACTTTTTTTCGGTAGTGGTTTATCGTGGAGTGGTCAACACCGAGGGCGTTGCCGACTGCGTGTTCTGTCCATCCCTCCATCAGCAGCCGGAAGGCTACCATCGCGCGACCCGTTGCTACCCATCGCTTCCGGGATTCCTCGGCGGGGTCATACCCGGTCAGGTTGTGCATTTCCCGGCAGAGTTCCCGCGCCCGGTCGAATAGTTGCGACGATACTGGTATTCGCTCATTCATTCCGGTAGACGATTAAAGAGCCACAACGTCCACTCACGAATAAATAGCAGCGCGGCGGCGATTGTTACGGAGAGCAACGAGAGCGCAGCGGATTCAGCAACGGCGAGCAGCGAGAAATCCACGCAGATAGAGTAGATAAGGCATACCCACCACGTCATACATTGGCCGCAGTCAAAGGGCTTCAGCGGCTTTAATTCCCGGACTTTGAGTTTCCGGGCGAGGGCATCCCGCCACGACTGCGTGAAGCCGGACACATCCACGATATAAACGACAATCGCGGCCACGATAGGAAGTTGTGCGTAGATGGTCATATCTCATAGATATAGTCCCACTTGTGATAGCCCCCGATAAGGGTCAGCCGCTTAATTTCCTTCTCGGGGATGAAGTAATCATTCTCGGCCTTCCCGAAGGCGTAGTTCAGAGTACCGAGTTTGTCCCGGTTCGTGGGTTCGATACAACCGGCATCCTGCTTTCGGGAAAGGACATAATCAATCAAGTCCCCGGTGGTGAATCCGGGTTTAAGGATTGCCCGGAGTTCGCACGTTCCGTCCCCAAATTCGCGGATATGTTCAACTTCAAATGGTCTCATAATCGTTCCTTAATTTCCTTTGCAGTCATTTCGTAGTATTCAGTAAGTATCTTCTCCTTGATTGGGTCAAGTACCCGCTTGACACTCCCGTAGGACATCCCCAATCTTTTCCCCAAATCCCGCAGACTTCCGCAGTCGGCGTACAGGAGGATAAGGGTGCGCTCCACTTGGTCAAGCCTGTTCAGCACGATTTCCTTAATCCGTCGTACCTTGTCCGGCTCTGCGTTGAAGATAGAATCGTCTATCTCGAAGTCCTTGCGGATTTCCTTGTAGTCCCGTAGTACATCATTCATCGGCGAAGTCTTTGTCCGTTATGTCGTCTGTCCGGGATGAGAATCGCCGGATGACGGCGTGGTAAGGGGAGCGCGGGGAGCGCAGTTGGTTAACGATAACCCTTGCCAAGAAGAAGCGGATTTGCCCCGATTCCCAAAGGTCTATGATTTTGTCCTCATCGTATTCCAGCAGGATAAGGTAGACCATTTGGCAGAGGTCTTTGAGGTTCTGGGATAGGCGGGTATGGGCGATGTTGCAGACCATCTGCTCCACCACCCTGTCCCGAGCGAGTGCCGCGCCTATCTCCATCTTCGTCATCTCGCTATTAAATAGACTTTCCCTGCATCTTGTCAACTTCCTGCTGGTAGTGCTTGATAAGGAGTTGCAGTTCAAACGCGCTCCACTTCTTTGTCATCCGTCCCCTTGCTAATAGCATATCCACGCGGTCTTTCCCGATTTTGGCTTCGAGGTTGCGCTGGTAGGCGATAATGTGGTCAGCGGAAAAGCGGTTGCAGTTGTGCATCATATACCCGTTTGCGATAAAAGTGTGGGTGCTGGTTTCCATTACCACAATCTCCTGTATTCCGGCGGGCGTAATTGATTTAACCTTCGTGTCGTACTTCGAGCGAATATCTCCAAGTTTATCTATGTCCAGTTTCTTTAATTTATGCGGGCGCAGTTTCATAAGAAATTGCACCTTTTCGATATTCGACCCGGTTATAAGGAATTGCCACGTCTGTACCTTTGAATTTATCGCTCCGTTTCTCGGCTTTTCCATCCATTGGCGGCAGGGTTTATGATTTCCCGTAAAGCGTTCCATCCATTTCACGATGTCAGCGCAAATCTCCGGGTAGGTTTCGCTTTGAGCAATCCCAATACGAAGGCCATAGCGGATTGAACCGTCCGGGCCGTGGATATTCTGCTGGCAGAGGTGACCATCGGCATCAATCATTCCGGCAAGCCATCCGGCTTCGTAGGACTTCTCCTGCTGGTAGACCATTATCGGCTTACATACCATCGTGGTAGTTTTCTCGGTATGCGGCCCGGTCTTTTTCTTGCCGTGGAGGTTATACCCGTTTATCCACATTTCCTGCGTTTCCACCCAGCGCGTACCACATCTTGACCGAACGAGCCATTTATGCTCGGCGGTGGTTTTGATATGGTCTCCGTTTTCAAGTTCTACATCATATACAGGGCTGGTGGCGCGATGTATATGGGTCACGATGCTTTTCTTCCAATGGCGGCGTTCTCCGTTCCGCCCGTGGCTTTCCTCGGTGAATCCAAACAACTCATCGCCTTCCTTTACATCCCCGAGAGGAATCCAGCGAAGGTCAGCGGTTAAGATAAGGGCATCCGGGGTAAGGCAAAACCTGCACTCCCCGTGTGCGTTTTCCTCATCGAACCGGGTGGCTTGGTGCGTCCGGGAAATGAAGTGCCCGCAGTCCATTTGCTCAAAGGGTTTGATTTGCCCGCAGGAGATACAACGGAAGTACTGGTAGTTGTACGCAGCCGAATCCCGAAGCCGGATAAAAAGGGAGAAAACCTTATCCAATTTCCGCACAAGGGCGGCGGTACTGGGTTTCCTTTCCTTGATACCCGACTTCGGGGTTTTCGGTTTGCGCTTGATATAGTAGGGCATTATTCCTCGTTCTCTGCCGTCTGCTTTTCGTTTTCCGAGGCTTGTTCGGCAATCGGGAATAGTTTCTCCATCATCAGGTCTGCGGCCTTCATAGACCATTCTACGGCCTGTTCCGCGGTCATCCCGAGGTTGGGGTTGTGTACCAGCCCGAACAGGATGGAGGTTGCGTACTGCTCCCGCTTTTGGGAGAGGAAACGGAGGATTTGGTTTTTCTTTTCCTCCGGGGTGAGGGGCTTCGGCCCGCTCGGCTTCATAGATTTGTTCATATCTGTTTATCTTGATAGTTTATCTTGGTAGTTAATCCTTGCGGCGGGAGGGTTTCGTACCTCCACCTCCTCGCGCCCGCCGAATGAAGTCTCCCAATTTTACCACATAGAACGATTGTTGGGGACGGGCCGGGGTGCTGCATCTGACACCGCGCCGCTTGGACTATTTCGTTAAACTTTGGAGTTCGTTTTTGGTGTTCAGTAGTTCGGATCGCAAGCACCCCTGTTCCACGTATCGGTCAACGGCTGCGACCATCTTCTTGGATGCTTTGAGCAGAGCGGCGTACCGATCACGGAGGACGGAGTTCTCCAGCTCAATCATTGAAGGGTTATTGTATCCGGGCATAGGTCAGAAGGGGAGGTCGTTATCGTCTTTCTCGGTGTGGTGCTGGGCGGGCTGCTGGTCGTACTCTTTGAGTTGTGCCCGGCCAATAAAGCACGGGCCGTCCGTCCGCTCCTCCTTCGGGATGAAGGCGGCGATGTAGTGGTCGTAGCCATCCCGGTCTGTCTGCTTCCGGGGGCGGATGATTGCTTTGAGGTACTTCTTGCCGTTTGCGGCGGTTTTGATTCTCTCATTCGGAATATCGGAGAGGCAGATGTCAAGATAAAGGTTTGCCATAATGTCATGAATTTGAATTATTGTCTTTTGCCCCGAGGGCGAGTAATACGATGATGGTTACAAGAGTTCCGCCGATAAGGAGCACCAGCCCCGCGAGGACGGCGAAGATAATTTCTACGAGGTTCATACATCCAGCCAATAGAGTTTGTACCTGCCGTCTGCGGCCCACTCGGCGCGGAAGGTGTACTGCGGATATTGTCGCGCGATAATCCTCCGGGCTTCGCATATTCGCGTGTGGAACTCGCTGGTATCGAACTCGGATTCATCCTTGTAGGACAGGGTTCGCCCGGCGATGAGAGCGGCCACCACCTTCCGGGTGGAGGAATAGTGGTCGAGGACTTGCTGCCGCGCCTGTTTTGCGCTCCCGCTATTGAGCAGGAGGTAGATGCGGTCGCAGCGATTAAGGACTTGGTTTCTTCTCCCAATCGGGAGAGTCTGTGCCGATTTGCGGAGGACGGCGAGGGCTTCGGTGGTGTTCATTTGGTATAAGTGTTAAGTAACATTTGTCCTGCATAGGATTCCAGCATCGCCCCGGGGGCGGATGCTTTCAGTTGGGCTTTCCGTTCAGCGGCCCGGCGTTCATTGGCCTGCTGCTGGGCGTAGTGCCCTTCGCCGACACAATAGGCTCGGACTGCTTTGTACAGGCTGGCCACGTTAATTCCGTACATCTCGGTGGAAAGGATGGACCGGCGAATGGCGTAGCCGATTTCTTCAACGGAGATATTCTTCGTTCCCACTCCGTCATCATCCAGCATCAGCTCGGTATACAGGCCGTGCGCGACAAGGGTAAGGTCTGCGGGTTGGTATTGTCTGCCCGTATAGGTGTAGGCCATTGCGACGATACCCTGCAAGCGGTGCTGGGCCGTTTCTTGGTCAAGGGTGGCCAGCCGGGGGAATCGTCTGGAATCGGCCCGCATATCCACAAGGGAAACGTTCTGCGGCTGCTGGTAGATAGTAACTTCGTTCATTGCTCGTCGGGTTTAGGGCCAAATATCTCCGACCATACTCGGGCGTTATGCTCATAGACGGATTCCTGCCGGGGACGGGGGGCTTGGGGGGTAGGGGTTTTCGGCTGCATCCATTCCGCCTTGAATCCACGCCAACTGCGCTCGGCGGCGGTACGGATGCATTCTTCTGCTGGTAGTCCTGTTTTGTTTATTTCCCGGACAATCCCCTCAAAGGCTACCTCAGTATTCGCGGCCCGGTTCATCTTGCGGACGGCCAGCCACGCATCGGCGGTCTTTTCCGAAACACCAAGCATCAGTAATTGAGAACGGAAATCGAAATCTATAATATTATTCTTTTTACTACTATCTTTTCTATTATCTTTATTCCTATTATCTATAGATTTACCGGATTCAACAAATCCATTTCTTGATTCAACAAATGGATGACACATATTCGACAAATGGAAAAGTTGAATCGCGGAATCGTTCAGCGAGTACCAAGTGGCCTTGTACATAGAGGTGCTGGAGAAGTCCCCCTTGACGATAAGCCCCCGGTCAATAAGGTGCTGGATGGCGGTGCGGACATTCGCGTCGGACAGGTACGGGAAAACCTCGCGCATTTCCTTGACCGAGCGGAAGAACCACACCCGCCCCTCCCGGTGCATATCCGGGAGGTTACAGGCGCGCTGATGCCAAAAGTAGAAGTGCTGGAGCAGGATTGCTTCGGTCAGCCCTACCATCGTGGCAAGTTCGACATTAAAGGAGTGGGAATCTGCGCTCATCGTTTACAGGATTGCTTGCCCGGCCTGTGCGGCCTTGAAACCTTCGACATCAGCATCAAACTTCTTAATTTCGTCCTGTGAGGGCGCGAAGTTCTGAATCCAATACTGGCGGTAATCCTCCCCGGTCTTGGTTTTCTTTCCCCCGGCGTAGGCCCGCACCATCTTCCAATAGACTTCATCGGTCAGCTTGCCGCCGACTGCAATGGGTTCGACCTTCTCCGCTTTCGTTGTCCGGGATTCCCCCGTCCCAAGTTCAAAGCGGGTGTTCCCGTTCCTGTCCACGATAACCAGCCGGGAGATATTTCGCTCGGCATCGTAGGCAATCTGCTTAACAGAGAACGTGGCCCATACTTGAATCCGTCCGTTATTATCCCGGTACTCGGAGTTATTAAGGGAGACCTGAATCTTGGGGGCGGTGTAGAGTTCGCGGCCGATACCCCAATTAAACCCGGCCCGCTTGAAGGCATCGGACGCCTGTCCCTTCTCCGGCTCGGTGTTTGATTCCGTCCCGACATCCTGCTTGGCAATCCAGCAACCTTTCTCGGCGTCCCATACTTCGATGGTGCAGTAGAGCCTGTCCCCGATAAGTTGGTGGCTGCGCTGCCAGCCTTTCGGGCCGTAGAGTTCATCCAAGATTTTCATATCCACCCGCGCATCTTTGTAGAGCAGGAGGTTAACCTTGACCACGCCGTCGTAGTTGGTGGTCTGCGCTACCCGGACATCAATCTCGTCCGAAGTCAGCAAGCGAATTTCTTTTTCCATAAGATATGAGTATTAAAGGGTTAATATCTGTTGTATCCAGCCATTCGGTAGTCACTCCGTGACCCGCCGGGGAGGTGGTCGGGATTCCCGCCGTATTGCCCGCTATTTTTCGATTCTCCGGGCCTTGAATACCGCATCGGTATATTTCCCCAAGCGGACGGGTAATGCGTCTCTATGGCGGGTTTTCGCACATCTTGGTGCTCCTGCTGGTCTTTCTGTCCCTGCCGGAAGTCGGCCATCGCTTCAAACAGGAAATTGAAGTGATGCTGCTCCCATTCAAGGGTGTCGTAGTTAAATCGGGTAACGATATAGGACGGCTCGTTCTCGGCCAGCCATTCATTCATCGCAGTCTCAAATTCGAGGTCACTGCGGAATTGGTATCTTGACGGGGCGTAGTTCATTTTGCGTGGTTTGCTTTGTGGGTTTCGACTGCCCGGGAGATATTCTTCTTCCCGGTTTCGGCTTTCTTTAATTCGTAGGCTTCCCGGCGGGCCTGTACGACCTCGGGAAGTTCATCGGATTCCGAACCGCTGGCAAAGGAGTTCATCTTCATCAGCGCGGAGCGGTAGAACAGGTAGGCTTCCTCGCCCTCCGGGGTAATCTGCTGACCGAGTTCGATAAGGTTCTGCAGACCTTCGAGGGTGTCTCGGAATCGGGCCGGGGAGGAATTAATTAGCAGGGCGTTGTTTCTTACCTCCGTGCGGAATCTCTTAAATAACTCCACTTGCTCGGTCATTCCCGGATAGACGGCTTCCAAGAGGGTGTCCAGCACCTTCGTAGTGGTGGAGGGCCGGAAATCCCCGCCCTTGAAGGGCTTTCCGGGAAGTCGCATTGTGATTTCCTCGGTCTGCCGCCCGGCCTTAATAGTGAATACTATCGAGCGCATCCCGTCGGCGGGGGCTATATTGGTGCAGGTTCTCATAAGACAATCTGGAGGTGCGGGTTATTAATGGCTTGGATGGTGAAAACGCAAGTGCGGTCGTTCTTCCGTGCGAGGTCTGCGATCTCCTTCGCGGCGTACCCGGCGATGGCGTAGCAGTCAAGGTTCACAAGGATATTCCCGCTCTTTTCCTCAAAGGAAATGTTATCCGCTTGCCCGGCAAGGATTCTTCGTATCTCGTTTTTCATTTTCAATACTTTTCAATCCAATGCGTATTTATCTTAATGAGGGAGATTGCACCTGCGTACAGGAGCGGGAAGGCAACCAGCCAAACGACCCACCAGCGGGCGATGACGGAGAGGGCAAGCCCCGCAATGATTGCGAGAACTGCGAGAGTGTTACAAATCTTTTTCATAAGGTATGAGTATTAAGGAGTTGTGCTTTTCTTGTGTCCTCGGCCTTGCAAGCGAGGATGTCCGCGACCCGGTAGAACTTCGTCCCGGCGTGGCCTTTCTCCGTGTGTACAGGGGTGATTCTTCCGGCCTTGACGAGTTCCACAAAGTAACCCCCGTAGACCTTTTTGGCCTGCCGCTGGGACATTTCCCCGGCAGTTAATCCCAGTTGTTCAAGGACAACTGCCACCACCTGTGCAACCTCGGAATTATTCATAGCGGTTTACGATAAACGTGTCACCCTTCTTGCTGACCGAGAAGGTCTTGTCGCAAAGGTTGGCGATAGTCGAGCAGGTGTTCCGCAAAGTCCCTTCGTGGACACCCCGGAAGATAATCTGCCCGCCCTTCTGCAAGGCGATTATCTGACTTCTAATCGAGTTCGTTTTTCTCATATTTTTTCGTATCATTATGTATTGACAATGCAAATATAATTATATTATTTGGAAATCCAAACAACCTTTGCAAAGAAAATTTGGAAAAATTTGCCCTTATTCGCATAAACGCCATAAAATCAATTCATTATGTCACACGAAGAAAGATTAGAAATTTTGACTTCCATCTATCGGAAGGCCCTGGGGCTGGGGGTAGTTAAGACAGTCAAGGAGTTTGCAGAGGCTCTTGAAATGAACGTGTCCGGCATATCGTCGGCGCTGAATGGCTCGGAGAAACATCTAACAAAATCCCTTATCACAAAGGCCCAGCGGTGGGAAGAACGTACCTTTCCCGGCGGGGAACTACCCAAGCAGGAGAAGCGGCCCGATGTCGTTATCCCCGCCGAAACTCTGGACTTGTATAACAATATGGCGCGGGCCATCGCTGACCTTTCCGATATTCTCCGCCGGGCTGGTATCTCGGTCGGGGTCGGGTCGAACTTGGAAAAAAACTTCTATCGTAATGGAAAGTGAATCACCCCTCGAAAGGGCCATCCTGGAGTGCCCCGACATTGAGCAACACCCCGAACTCATCCTCCGTCTGGTAGACCTCCTGTTCCTCCTATCCGATAAGGAACCCGTACAGAGTTAACGAATACGGGCCGCATCACTGCGGCCCGTATCGATGAGAACAATCTTAAAAATAAAATGGCTAAACCATTAAGGTTCATTATTAAATAGAACAAGGGTCGCATCCCTGCGACCCCTGCCATCGAAACCTAAAAAACAATCCACAAATGAAAAAGTCTTCATCTTAAAATAGAACCGGGGGTGCATCGCTGCATCCCCGGACTATAACCAATCTAACCCATTAAAACAATGAGAAAAGAAATTCCCCTGCTTCTATCCATAAATAGACCTTGACCCGATTTTGTTACGGCCAGCGGAAAGATTCTATCACCTTCCTGTTCGCGGCGTTCATCAAGTCGAAATCTCTTTCCGCATAAATATCCGTCATCCGATAGTCCCCAACGTGGCACAGGCACTCATCTATCGTGGCCTTTTCTACACCAAGTTTCCGGGCAATCGTAGCCCACGTTTTCCGGGCCGAATAGAAGGAGATATGTTCCGTGTCAGGGAGGTGGTTTTCCGTGGCCCATTCTTTCAACCCGGCGTTCACCCGTGCGGTGCAGCCGTTACAGGTGGAGTACCGATGCAGGGCCGGGAGCCACCAGCCCGCCGGGCCAGCCTGCAACCTCACAATAATCCCAGCTACTTCGCCGGGCAAATCCACTTTCATAATCGCCCCGTCTTGTCGCCTGTGTTCAGTTTTGCGGCGGTTATAGACCCAGCGGGATAGTTGGGGTTTGGCGGCGTACATATCCGCGAGATTCGCGCCCATTGTGGCAAAGGAAAGGAGAAAGATGTCGCGGGCGAAGTCCGGCCCGGAATCAATAACCATCTGCAATTCCTCGGAGGTTAGCGCCCGCGCACCCTCGGACGGCGGGACGGGCTTGGGGATGGCATCGAACGGGCTGCGCGGAATCAGTATCTTGTCATCGTCATTGTACCTTTGCTTGGCTGCATTAAACAAGTGGGAGAGTTTGGCCAAGTGCCGGGAACTCGCGCCGCCCTTCCTCGGTTTCCCGGTATCAATCCATTCCCCCGTCCGGGGATTGTATTGCATCTTGGTCTCCGCGTCGTTCTTCTCCACGAAGTCCAGCAGCAGGGCTTTCGTGATGTCGTTTATATCTATCTCCCTTCTCCCAAGAAACCGCTCGAAGGCCCGGAGTGCCATATCGTAGGCCCGCCGGGTGCTGGGTGATTTCCGGGACAGGTACGAATCGCTCCACGCGAAGAAGTCCAGCGCGAAGTTTTCCTCCCGCAGTTTGGTATGTATGTGCGCCACCACCCTGTCCACATCCCAGCCCTCAATGACGAAAGGGGAGAGGTCGGACACCGTCGCCCGCATCTCCTTTATCAGTTCGTTTGCCCGGTTGAGTATGTCCGGGGACTTGATATGTAATGACCGGGAAAGGTCTGTCTGCCGGGCTACAAGTGTTGTGGCCAGCCGCCGGGTCTTACCCCGGAACGTGACGCGAATTTTGACGGGGTATGTGCCGTCCTTCCGGCGGTTGCCGGGGATTACGATGGGTTTGAAGGTTATCATTCTGACAAAATAGTGATAAATTTTGAATCCATCAAGGGTCACTTTCCCGATTCGGATGGACGGCCATAGGATGGTAGAATAGGATTCCGCGCACGCGCACCCGGGCGCGGGGGAGAGATTAGGTTAGAATTGCGTTAGCACCCTGCCGGGAGGTTGGGTGCTAACTATTTACGGATTTCGGGCTGGAGAAGTATGACATCATCGTGACCAAAACTGCAAAGAACAAGCGGGGCGAACCTCCCGGCCCGGCCCGCTCTTTCCTTTAACACTCTCGCGCCTTATGAATTACGCGATGGCGCAAAGGTAGTCATTTCTTTTGAATCCGGCAAGTACCGCCGGAGGAAGGCGTCTACCATCCCGTTGACATCTATTCCGGCATCCCGGAGGTGTTCTCTTGCTTCCCAGCCTTCCGGGGTCAGCATTATCGCGGCGGCTTTCTTTCGTCCTGTTCCTTGCAGGGGTCGGCCCGCTCCGGGCCGTGCGCCCCCTCGTTTTGTCTTGCTCATTTACTTGTCCTCCTTGATTATGATTACGCGCACTTTGTCTCAATTATTGAACTTGTCAAGGGTGTCGCACCATTCTGGTTCTTTGATATAGATTGAGTTATGGAATCCGCTTTGACCGACACGGCCTTCTATCGCATCCTCCAGCATCTTGGCTTTCTGCCACTCCGCTCCGGCGATGAAATCTTCGGCTCTTGTCCCGAAGGGTATTTTATAGATGTTCTCTGCTGCTTCCTCCAGCCCTTCGGGGAGTTTCTTTTCTGCTTGCGTCATATCCTTATTTTTTCAATTGGTCAACAATGTCATCAAGTTTGAGATAAATAAGAAATAGCCCACACGCTATTGCGCCAAGTAAAAGTTCCATATCTCTATCTTTTTAAGTGTTCAGCACCCCACTCCGCGAAGTGGCGGGCGCATTTTGTCATTTGCGTGAATGGCTCAAACTGAATGTCGGCAGCGTGAATAGGCTCAAGATACCTATTGATTTCTTCCTCCAGACTCTTGTTGGGTTCTTCCTCTACCCTAACACTACAAGCAATCGTGCAATCTCCACACTTCTGCTTGCTGGGAGCTTCTCCATCATAAAGGCATACAGGTTCTTCCGAAAGGGTGTCAAGGAAGGAAAGGAGGTCATCCAGTGCCCAAATATAACCCTCTGCATTTTGGTAGTTATATTCGCTCGGATTTGTTGATTTCAACCGTTCAATCTCCTTGCGTATCTTTTCTATCTTGTCCATATCTACATCAGTTTCTTGAGGTTAGCATAAAGATTGGCAAGGAAGTCTGCCATATCATCACAATAATCTTTACGCAATGCTGCTATAATAGACGAGAGTCTATCCATCTGCTCCTCGCTGGGCTTCCAAGAAGGACGGAGGGATTTGAGGAAATTAGAATAAGGTGATTTTACAATATCATAATCTCCCTCCCAACCGCTGACTATTTTGATACACTGCTCCAGTTTGTCCTCATCCTTCTCGCTCCACTCTGCTTTCTTGCATAGGCCATATTTTCGGGATGAGTAACTACTTCCTTCTTCCCATCTTCAAACGCTTCGTTTATGTTTTTGAATTCTGATTGAAGTTCGCTCCACTCTGCGGGCTTCTGCTCTTTCTGCTTATTACAGCTATAAAGTTCAATTTTCTTAAAATCATCCCAAGTTAGTTTTGCATATCTCTTTCCATTTTCAACCTTAGCGTGAGATGCAAATTGGACTTGGATTGCTGAAAGCAAATGTTCATTATCAAGAACTTGATGATTTGCTCCAAGATGGTATC